TACTCTCGAAAATATATGAAGAACCCTGCTCTATTTGGGTGACTCTTCATATATTTTCGAGAGTAGTACGCTCTGTGGTCATTCGATAGTTTAAAGTCTGTGTCTGACTTTGTCTCAATGTCCGTGTGCCATCTTATCTGTTCAAAGATAGCATTGACACTGTATACTAACCTCCCCGTCAACCGCACCTGATCCGCAAACTGAAGGAACAGTCGCCACACATGGACGTTTTCTGCATCGAACTTGTTAAACTTCTTTTCTAAATTATTCATTCCATTTCTCCCCGCCCAACGCAGCGTACCCTGCTATGTCTATCCAAGAGTCTTCATGTTTAGGTGTCTCAATAAGTCTCGATACCTTTAATTGGTTTAAGCAAAGATAAACCTGGGACACTGTAACCTCTACCCCAAGTACCACCGACCATAACTTGGCTATACGCTCATGATTTAAGTATGCGTCTCCATAATGCTTGGCTCTCGGACCATTGACTAACTCTTCTGCCTTCTCAAGTATTTGTTCTCTTCTCATACTATATACCTATACTTTTTGTTGGATTCTATTATATGCAAATTCTTCTTGGCTCTCGTTACGCCAACATAAAATGCACGGTGCTCGTCGTCAGGGTGGGCACTCTCAACACACGCTTTAGTAGAAGACAAAGAAACTACGCAATTGTCGTCTTCTCCCCCCTTCATAGCATGAAAAGTTGAAAGCTTGATTCTAGGTCTGTCAAGAATATTCTCCCCACGTCTCTCAATAGCTCTTATATAATTCTTATCGTGAGAACCTAATCGAGCCACGTCCATCGCATCTCGATCCTTGGGTGCTACCATCCCATACATAAGAAGGTCCTCGTAAGACAGGAGGCTTTCGGGATCGACGGCCTGCAATAGGTTACTCGAACCCCGCTTCACCACTCTAAAATCTCCCATCTTAGGCACATTTTCGTATAGTTTAGACACGGATGCAACAGGAATCTTCTCCCCTTGCTGTAATTTTCTCCATGTAGAAATCACTTCTCCAACCGAAGGATTAACACTGCTCCTGCCCCTTATAGAATAGAGAAGTCCCATCGACCGAACATGGTCAGCCCACTCTCTAGCCATAGAGTTAGTCCTAGTCATCAAAGTCCACGAGCCCGCCGTTAGATTTAAATGCTCTAGGTCATACGAATAGTTAACAGAACCCTGATGCTCTGTTGGAAAAAACCTCATCTCTTGTCTTTGATGTATACGTTTAACGATCTCTTGTGACAGGGTGTGAACCGATACAGGTAACCTATAACTCTGTGTTAAGATCCGTTGGTTCTCTCCCGCAGCTAAGAATAAACTTACATCTACCCCCGTCCATCTATGTATCGCCTGGTCATCGTCTCCTGCATACAGAACCTTGTCTGCTTTTGACGCTAACTTATTCACCATCTGCCACTGTAATGGTGTTAAGTCTTGCGCCTCATCTACAATTAAAAGGTCTAAACTCGGAGACTCTACGTCCTCATCTATGTATCGCTCAATTAAATCCACGAAATCAAACTTAAAAAGATCTGACTTATACCCCTCTAGTGCTGTTGAGATCGTACCTAAGAGATCAAACGGCATGGAATAACTTCCAGTCTCATTGAATTCTTTCTCATAAGAGATCAATCGGTACTTCGCTCGAGTCATCAACTGGATAAATCTATCACCGTTTCCTGATCCCATCGGAATGATCGTTCCCTCATCGGGGGAAACTCCCCCAGAATTTTCAAAGACCACACCCAATTGATCTTCTAAGACGCTCCAATCTTCTCGTTGCATCATGTCTTTACTCTGCAATCCTAGTCCCCGAAACGCCATTGAATGCAGAGTTCTGAAGTATGGAAGATCTTTTTCTGTTAGATTAAATGCGGCACATGCTCTCTCGGTCGCCTCGGCAATAGCCTTCTTTGTAAAGGATACAAACGCAATGCGGTCAGGCGGAGTTCCGTTAGCTAAAGCCTCCTTAACACTTTCGATTAGAGTATGTGTCTTGCCACACCCTGGAGGACCAAATATTAAAGTACTATCGGAGCTCATGCTGAACACCGCGAGGGCGAGATTCTAACCACTCCACAACTTCAGAAGTCTTCCACCGACTAGCACTTCTTTTGCCGTCCGATTGGCCTAAGATTAAAGGTTCAGGAAATCTGTCCTCCTTAACCCACTTGTATATCGTGGATCTGGACACTCCTAACCAATCGCTGAGTTCCCCAACTCGTAGCAATAATTTATTAGAATGGGATTTCGTCATTGTCGTTCTCCTTTTTGGGTTCTTCGTAGTCAAATGCAGGGACGAACCACACTCTGATTGTGGTTCGTTTGCCTTGTTTCATTATGTTCTGGTGACCGTGACACTTACCCGATCCGTTTAAATCTTTAATACCTTCTTGGACCTGGGCTTTAGACCAATGTCTCCAGTCTCTGTTCTTCAAGTAATCCATCAGACCCTCGATCTTGAACTTCGTTACTCCGTCCTCGGTCCACGGTTTGCCCATCTCCAATTCTTCTGGAGCCATAGCCCGGATCCTACTGGTGCAGAAATTCTTTATGTGATCCCTAAACTGTCCGCTCAAGGTGAGTTCCTCTGGCACCGCTAGTTTCGTAGAGTTGTTCATCAGGCTGTTGATTGTAGCCTGCCACTTTTGTGGCTTCATTATCGGAGGCATAAGATCGATCTGCTCCATACACGCCCTTTGCCACAGCATCTGGTTCTGCAACTGTTCCGTTGTTAGTTGGATCCTTCTGCCATCAACATCCATAAAATAGAGTCTTGGTTCTGAGAGTAAGATAGTCAGCCCACCAATATGAGCGGCATCGGGGGCCTCTGTACCCACACCAAACGGTCTAGTCTTACACAGATCCTTGTCACAATGATCCTTCAAAGGACATACATCACATTGGTAGTAGTACTCTTTCTTCTCCAAAGACTTCTGTATGTTGATGATCTCTCCCGCACCAAGAGCCGGTTTACACAACATCCGGTTGTATTCTTCGTGATGCTTCTTCCAATCATCAGGCCATTTCATCCTGCAATAGACCCCGACTGCAAACATAAAGATGTTTCGGAACTCGGTTATCGCACCTTGGCTCGTCATAACTTCTAAACAATAAGGACCATCCGTAAAATGCTCTCGCTTACCACCCAAGGTCATCTCGTTTAATTCTGATGCCGACACCTTACCTTTATCCACAGCCGCTAAGAACTCTGGCAACTCCATAGCCTCTGCCTTTTTATTAAAGCAGTACCGCATTGTTTCTTCTGCGTTGAAGTAAGGCATGTTAATAAAATTACCCACGTCACCACGTACAGCTAGGATCTTGTCTTGCTTTGGAAAGATCTCACAACCAGAGAAACCTAAAGCTATAGACATCTCCATCAAATATTCTCGTACCAACGCGGCAGGCTCCCAGTCCTTTAAGAATAAAAACAGATGCGCTCCACCGGATTTAGATCGACAGTGAAACAATGGGAGTTTTAATTTCTTTAGCTTCTCACTCAAAGCTTTGTGATTAAGATCATAAGTATCTATATCTAATGCACCAAATCTGCACATGTTATCACTATTTATGGGGATTGAACCGATACCCTGGGTGCCTTCGATGTGAAGTCTCACCGCTTCCTCGGTCAGTGGTTCTCGAACCACCTTACTTTTAGCTTCTGCTTTACCGTTGCGTCCTGTTCGTCCTACTGTCGTCCGCCCATGCGCGACACCCGAACCTCGGAACACCTCCAGTAATCTTTTTTCAGTTGTCATCAGTACCTCCTAGAAAAAAAGGTGGCGGCATACCCCCCGACCGCCGCCACCGTGCCACTTAAAACGGGATATCGTCCCCATTATCCGAAGAGCTAGGAGACTCTTCAGCGGCTTTAACTTCACCCTTTACAACAGATGCTCTAAAGGCTTCAGCTTCTTGGAACAAGGGCCTGTCCTCATCCCCATTAAGTTGGCGAACTTTAGCCACAGCAAAGTTACCATAGGTCTGGCCTTGTTTGTTAGTTTCATCAACAATACTAAGGTTCCACAAGGTTGCCGTAATCGGAGCCGTTTTCTTAACACCGTTATGCTCAACCCTTTGCAAAGCAATCATAGATTTCCAACGACGTGCGATCTTACGTTTGGTAGAAGCCATTGGTACAACCACCGGCTCTGAGCTCCCATCATCGGAGACAATCAGACCGTAAAAGTTGTCGCTAACAACCAGTTCGTTTCCTCCAGGGAGAACTTCTGTAGACCCCTCTCGAGTGGTTTGTGAGATACGAGGATCACTTTTCTCTAGTAGGCCAATGAATCCTCCGCCTGTTCCCGCACCAAACTCAACATATGAAGTGTCTGAGTGGCATGGGAGGAACAAAATACCCTTCACACCGTCATACTTTTCACTTGTTAGGCTGTTGAACATGTCACTAGCACTAAGACCCGCAATAAACTTGGCATCAGACTTCTTTAGTTCTGGTGACATTTGTTGAGCAATCTTAATTCTAGCAACAATAAGCTCATCAACATCAAACACCGCACCTTCTCCCGCAACCGCGAAAATGTCCGACATTAGATCCGTAGACACTTGTGCATTTTTTTTATTTGCTACTTCATTCATAATTATTTCCTCCTGATTTCTGCTGCATTAGCAATGAACGCCCCGAACATGTCGAGATCTATT